TGTATTATCTATACCTTTTCTTTTTGCAGTGTTAGAGTGTATTGCTTCAGCATAACTTATGTTATGACTTATCTTCATCTTTACCTAATCTTTTTCTTACAATGTTCATAGTTGTTTTCATTTTCTTAGCATAGCTAGGTCTTTTCTTTCTATTAAATACAACTTGTTGATTTAAGCTACCAATAATCTTTTTTAAATTACTTTTTCTAGTTTTAATTAACCAACTAGCTAAAGCACTTGGCGATAGATCATTGAATTTACCCTTTGCATCAGGTGCATCTGAGTGCTTAAAATCACCCATACGTTTAAAAAATGGTGATGTATACATATTATTTTTCTTTATTTTTGTTACAGAAGTTTCTTGCAGCTTCCCTACTACCAAAACCCCACTTCTTTAATGCCATAGCATATCTTGTTGGCTCTCCTTTTTTGTCTTTCATAGATCCTTTCATACCAGCAAATCTACAAGCAAATGATACTCTACGCTTACCTGTTCCTTTAGTTTGTCTTTCACCTAAAGTTTTACCAGTATCTTTTTTATGATCAGCTCGCATTTTTCTATTTTGCTTTTCATAAGCTTCTTCTTTTATTGCTAATGGAGCAGTACGTAATTTTTCCGCATGCTTGATACCTACTTTATTACCTGAACCACGACCAGCAGCTTCAGCTTGTCTAGCTCTCATTCCGTTCCACGCTTTACTATGCATGATAGTAGCAGCGCAATGTTTAATTGGTGTTCCCATTATTCTCCACATTTTTTAGATGGATCATCTACTCTTCTCCAGTCTTCTTTTTCAAACCAGTCACGTAATGTAGCTCCTTTTTTACGAGCTCCTTTTACATTTGTTTTAGATGATCGTTTATACTTACCTTTAGCTCCAGCAGATTTTTTTGCATTAACTAATTTTTCTCTTTGTTTTTTACTTAAACTTCTTATTTTAGCCGCTGGTAAACATGTCTTAGTTGTACCTCCACCTTTTTGTTTTTGTACTGGTGATCCGTCTATATGATCTTGTACTATTTCAGCTTGTGCTAAATGCATTTTAGAAGCCTTCTTTAACTGTGATACAACACTTGAAAGAGTTTTGTCTTTATGAAATGGTGATATGTATGTCATTTTCTTTTACAATCTTGCATGTTAATAAACCAGTTAGCTAATTGCACGTCTCGCTTTGTTGCGTCTCTACGTGCTTTTAATTTACCAACTTTACCACAAGTAACATCTCCACCATATAACTTATTAATACGAGCTTTTAAAACGCCTCTATATTCTTTAGTTAATGGAGATTTACCATGTTTTTTTCTTACTTTGTTTTTACAAGCTTTAGCTATTGCTTGCTGTTTAGGTTTGCCGCCAAACTTAGACCTTTGCTCCATTACAGTTAGTATCTGTATTTTTCTAGCAAAAGGTTTACTTAAATTTAAAACTTTACTACACGTTGATCTTGCATCTGCTTCTGTAGCAAACTTAATACCAACAGTATCTTTTGGGTTTTCATCTGTATAAAGTCTACGACCTGAACCTTTAGGTTTTTTACCTGTACCTTTTTTAGGATCAGCCATTACTTTTTACCTCCAAACTTACTTGGTCCGCCAGCCTTTGTACATCTTACACCCCAACCTGAAGCATAAGCACTTGGCCAAACTTTAAACTTTCTTTTTGCAGCTGCTTTACAAGCGTCGCTAATTTTTGCTAATGGTGAACTCATAATATTTAGTTTTCGCTAAACACCGCGTAAGCATATACTTTTCGCTTTTTTCCAAACGGTATTGTAGCTATTAATTCTTTTCTTTCTTTTATTTCTTCTTCCTTAATAGGATAATATTTAGGATTAGTACTATTTAATTTTCTTTTTTTCATTAGAATTGACTTGCAGTATTTACCTCATTAACTGCTTCTTGTATTTCATTTAAATTTGCCGGTAACTCTAAGTCTAGTCCTGCCTTAAAAACCGTTTCTTTTATTCCTTCTTTAAATATGATTAGTGTAGGCGCCATACGAACTTTATATTTCTTTTTAGCTACAGGACAAAGGGCTATATCTGCTCTGTAATATATTACATCTTGTAATTTATCCCACTCATCAAATTTATTTGCATCGTTAAACTTAGCGTAAAACTCTACAATAACAGGCTTTGATTGATCATCACCAAAAGCTTGTCTTTCATTTATCTTACTATCAAAGTTATCATCAGTTATCCACTCTTGAGCTGACATGCTAAACGATAACAATAGCAAAATTATATTTAAGTATTTCATTATCTTTGTTTTTGTATCTCGTACAATCTTTCGTCTATCTTTTCAATAGTTTCTTTTATTTCTTCCACATCTTCTTGAGTGTCCATAATTGTTTGACGTATTAATTCGTCTTTCAAATCATATTCTACTCTATCGATAACTGGTACAGGTAGTTCTTTAGCTTGAGCTATATCTGCTTGCAGTGTAAACCACATACCTGCTAACATTAATACAAAGCCAATGATCATGCCTATTGTTTTAAGATCAAGAGTTACTTGTGTTTCTTCACCTATTTTCTTTGCCATTTTATCTTAGTGTTATGTTCAGACCAACTGAACCGTTATAAATTTTACTATCCCAAAATTTTGTATATTCGCCTTCAACAAAAACTCCTAATGCTTTGTTTAGTTTCCAGCCAAACACTACGCCTGCTTGATAATCGTCCCATTGTTCTAACTCAGAATCATGTCTCAGTCCACCGAGACCCCAATTATTTCTATTTAAATAACTAAAGTCTTCGTCGCCTCTAACATACTTGTGATATGGTAATAAATAAGATCCATAAGCATGAAGCCAGAAGTTATTTTTGTAATGGTAAAAGTCAAAACCGACAACAGGTGAAACTACACCAAACTCATCTAAACTACCCCATACTTCATTATTGTAGCGATTAATAAGGTTTTCAAATACCGTGTCACGAAACTGTAAATCAGTATAAGCGACTACGTTTCCTTGTGGATCATACCAGTAATAATCATATACATTTTCACCGTCAATATTTATAGTAACATATTGATCAGTAAAACCATAATTGTAACCTAACTGATACCAATAATTAACTGGCCAACCATTATCATCTGTTTCGTTTAACCATATCTCTATAGGATTATATCCATAAGGTCTTTCATGTGTACGATATATTGCGCCAGCATTTAAAGAAAACTTTTCACCAATAGGTAATTTAGCTCTTAGCTCTGCAGATTTATAGTTAAAATTAATTTTACCTTGTTTTCTGCTTTCAACCTTAGCAATGTGATATTTTCCACTATGTTTTAAGAAATATCGATGATTTTTAAATACTTCATCTCTAGATCTTTCTTTTTCAATATGTACTACGTATTCTAAACCTTTAATCGGTGAATTAGAAGCCGCGAGACCTACGTTAGATTCAGTCCCATCGTAATATTG